AAAGCTTAAAGATAAAGTGAGAGCAAATGGCAATCATTGAGCAAGTCTTCGCTCTTTGTATGTTTGTTAATTCTAGTTTGGATGGACATATGCTTACTGATGGAATGTCAGACTGTCTTAAATTAAAAAGACAAGCTGAAAGAAATTTATCTACCTCAAGAGAAAACGTAATTCGTTATGAATGTGGTCAAGTTAAAGCCGAACTTGTACCAGACAGTGAAGGCAACATGAAAATTTTAAAAATAATAGAAGGTAAATACTAATGAAATATTCTAAAAATAAACTTAAAATCAAAAAACCTACTAATAATAAAGACAAGCTTAAAATTAAAAAGAAGAATGTCAGATACTAGCTGGGAAGTTGAAATAGAAAAAATTAAAGGTGATATAAAACTTATAGAGAACCAATTAGACACAATCAAAAACAATCACCTCTGGCACATTGAAAGAGATATTAATAGATTAAATAAAATTGCGTGGACTATAGGTATAATGGTTTTTACCAACCTAGCTTTTTTATTGAGAGATACATTTTTCTAAATGGTCTTCAAAATATTCGCTAGTATTTGTTTTCTTTCTATTGGAACTGGAAACCAAACTTTATGTTTTAAAAGTGAAGTACCACTACAATATGAAACTATTAAACAATGTACTTTAGATAGAGATAAGATTGTTGATTATATGCACAGTGATTTAGTTGAAAGACAAATAACTATTTTATTCACTTGTAAAGAAACAAACCAAATAAAATTATGACCAAACTAAATAAAACACTCGAACTACTTCATAATGAACTAGCTGAAGAACTTTTAAATAAAGTTCGCTCTGGTGAAGCTAAAGCAAGTGAGCTTAATGTTGCAAGACAATTTCTAAAAGATAATGGAATAGAAGGTCTTCCAGTAGATAACTCACCATTAAAATCTTTAGTTGAAGAACTTCCTTTTGATGAGGAAGAAAACGTTAGTTATGGTGGAACTCAATAAACTTAAAGACTTTCGTAATTTTCTTTTTTTAGTTTGGAAACATTTAAAGTTGCCGACACCCACGCCACTGCAATACGATATTGCAAAGTATCTACAAACAAAAGAACGTAGATTAATCATAGAGGGTTTTAGAGGTATCGGCAAAAGTTGGATTACAAGTGCTTTTGTATGTCACCAGCTTTTACTAAATCCACAATTAAATATTTTAGTTGTAAGTGCTTCTAAAAGTAGAAGTGATGACTTCTCTACATTTACATTAAGACTTATTAATGAGTTAGAAGTGTTGAAGCATTTAATTCCAAAAGATAATCAACGACAAAGTAAAATTGCTTTTGATGTTGCTCCTGCAATGGCGTCTCATCAACCAAGTGTTAAATCAGTTGGTATCTTTGGTCAACTTACAGGTTCACGTGCAGATTTAATAATTGCAGACGATATAGAGACAAGTGGAAACACAATGACGACTGGTATGCGAGATAGACTATCAGAGTCAGTAAAAGAATTTGAAAGTATAATTAAACCAAATGGACGTATTGTTTTCTTAGGTACACCACAAACAGAAGCGTCTTTATATACACGTCTTGGAACAAGAGGATATAAATTAAGAGTATGGACTGCTCGTTATCCTACACATGACCAAGCACAGTTTTTAAATAAATCTTTAGCACCTATTATTTATAATGCTTTAGAATTAGATGATACTTTAGAAAGTAAACCAACAGAGCCTACTAGGTTTGACGATATGGAGCTTTTAGAACGTGAAGCTTCCTATGGTAAGTCTGCTTTTGCTTTACAGTTTCAATTAGATACAAGACTGAGTGACGAAAATCGTTACCCATTAAAACTAAAAGATTTACAAGTTACTTCGCTTAATCCAGACAAAGCATATGAGTCTTATGTTTGGGCAAGCAATCCAGAACAACGAATAGAAAATCTTCCATGTGTAGGGATGAGTGGAGACGCTTATCATAGACCTATGGCAATGGATGGAGATTTAATAGAGTACACAGGGTCAGTAATGGCAGTTGATGTAGCTGGTTCTGGAAAAGATGAGACAGGTGTCTGCATAACAAAGTCCTTAAATGGAAATATATTTGTATTTTATGCAGGAGGTATGGCTGGTGGGTTTGATGAACGAGTTCTTGGTAAGATAACCGAACTTGCAAAACAACATAACGTAAACAAAATATTAATTGAGAAAAACTTCGGACAAGGAATGTTTTCACAATTACTAAAACCTTATTTACGTAAAGAGTATCCAGTGGCAATTGAAGAGATACACAACCACATACAAAAAGAAAAAAGAATAGTGGAATGTTTAGAACCTCTAATGAACCAGCATAGATTAATCTTTGATGAAAAGGTAATTGAAAAAGATTATCTCTCTACACAACATATGACACCAGAGAACGCATTACGTTATCAGTTGTTTTATCAAATGAGTCGTGTGACGAAAGATAGAGGTGCTTTAAAGTTTGACGATAGGTTAGACGCACTTGCTATGAGTTGCTCATATTGGATAGACCAGATGTCACGTGATAGTGATTTAGCTATCCTAGATAGAAAAAATGAGCTTTTAGATAGGGAATTAGAAGTGTTTATGGACAATGCTTTTGGTAATTTAAAGCAGGATAAGACCACATGGATATAATAGGGCGTGTAATAGGTCAATTAGACGACACCTATAAGGTGAACCCCCTTTGCCCTTAAGAGTACCTAATGAGTGATAAAGATAATACACCACAAACTAACCCTCTTTATATTAAACCTAAGAGACAAAAGGTTAAGAAGATTAGACTAGATGTGTTTGTGAGAAAAAGTTTACCTAAGTTATTATTAAGGTACGCAAAATATTTAGACGCAAAAATTTAATCACCTATACGATACAGCACCAAGCCAAATTTCCCCATATCAAAAAGTCTATAGCCACAGCCATTTTCGAATATGGGTAGGGTACATCGCAACAATCTTCGCAACATTTTACAAAAAACATTATGTATTCTGTCATTTGCACTGGATACTATATCTGATTTTAGATTTTTGATTTGTTTTTCAAAATTTTTTTTGTTTTGTGCGTCTCTCTCTTACCCTATGTATCTGTTTATTTAAGTGACACTTTAAGTAACGCAACAACATATCTTTATTACATCCATTTATTAAGTTTGTATGTGGTGCACACGTGCATTACATATAATACATCAGCATAGTGCTGGTGGTGAACTTGTCGAAAAGTTCATAGTGTAGTCAGCTAGGAGTCTTGTTAAGACCTAGGGTCATACGAGACTCCTGCATTAATCTGAAGGAGATGAAAATGCAAACTACAGTAAACATAATTGGCTGGCACGCCAGAGGAGTGGTATTGCAAGAACCTAAACTTTTTGCACCATCATTCAATCTCGAGCTACCAATTGAAAAGCTTCGTAACCTTTTAGGTATGTGGCGTATCTTGGATAAACCTAGTAACGCTAAAATAGACGAAGACAACCAATTAATCTTTTTACCAAACTAATGACTAAACCAAAAAAGCTAATACCAGATTTTACTGGTGATGATTTGTTAGACGAAGAGTTTGCAAAAGAATTAGTTGAATGGAGCGAGGAGTATGTAGGAGCAGTCTTCCATACTTCTTGTCTCTATTGTAATTATGATGGAGCTCAAACAATTATGAACTCAACATATAAGGTGGTGTGTCCACGTTGTGACAGCAGATACTGTATTCATTAAGTAATATTTAGAAACAAAAAGTTATCGTGCATATGTGCATTTTCATTGACAGGAAGCACATTTTATGATATGATATAAGTATAATTAAAATTTCAATTTTTTTTTAATTAGTGGGTCGCAAAGCAAGATAACCACACAATCAAAACAGATATAACAGAAGGAGTAAATATGGGTATATCTAAATCTATATGGATGGCTCAGCAGGAGCTAGACCAAATCAATGAAGACTTAAATATGAGTAGTGATGACTATTTCGATAAACATTTAATCGAAAGAGATGGTCATACTATTGATGTATTAAAAGACTGCAAAAAAGAAACTGAAGCAGAACTTGAGTCTTTAAATAATTTAGGCAAAGCATTTGGACTCGTAAAGGAGGGCAATTAGCCGACACCTAGAAGAACGTAAAAATTTTTATGCTAGGTTTGTATTATCTGTGACAAGCGTTGATAACTTAATTCAATAAAATCAATGATTTATTAAGGAATAACGGAAAACAGCCATTTAATAATACTTGCATTAATGTAAAAAATTAATATGTTCATGTTTTGTTCTTATTGCGATATTGACCATATGTAGTATTGTTACAAATGTATCAGCACAAAATGTTGATAAACCAATGAGAACTTCAATAATGAAGTACAAAAAGGGAGGAGACTATGAAAAGGAATAAGGAGGTAAATATAGAATTTTAGTCGTAACTTCATAAGAGGACGAAAAGCTAAAAGCCAAAACTTCAATAAAGATATAAATAAGTCGGAACGACTATAAACCTATCACTTACTGAAGAAGAGCAAAGCGAAATTGAAACTCTTTTGAAAATAAGGATGTGAAAAACAAACAAGTGAGATAGACAATTCACAATCCTAGAAGGCGATACTACGTACATATATGGAGCTCTGACTCTGGTGTAGGATATAATAATTAACTCATCATTGACCAACTCTGCGTCCTAAAAAGTGTATCGAGGTCGAAATCTCAATCGAATGTTTCTTTTGCGATTGCAGGGGTAACTGTCGGAAGTTGAAATACTTCACACGGAGCGATGACAGTCCAAAAAATCAACAAAGGAATAAAAATGAAAAAGCAAACGAAGGCAGATATGTCTTGTGTTTGTGGCTCGGAAATTAAGGTTTCCTCGAAAGAGGGAAGGTTTAGTAGAAGAGGGTTTACATATCAATTCCAGTTGATGGCGTGTCGACTCTCTTTTCTAAACCATAAATAACCTCAATTTTTTTAAAAAGCCACAGAAACAAAAGTAATATCTGCTAATTAAACCCTGCATACGTGCATTTAGCACTTGTGCATTATTAGGAGATAAACTAATATGGCGACATTAAACTTATTTTTCTGGAAAGTTGGTGCTTGTAACAGACACCATCTAAAACCAGAAATGTACTTTGACTTGTGGAGGGAACCAAATGGGTTGGTTAAATGTATCTTTGACTGCAAAAAATTCATACGCTTCGGCTTCTGGATTTACAGCAGGAAACATCCTCACTTCTACAAAGTCTAATAACTATGAGAAAGGAGTCTTTATGTCTACGTTCGGTATATCTACAACTGGTCTTAGCAATGCTAAGAAGATTATACTTGAGCTTGTCAAATATGAACAAGCACATGGCAATAAAGATGGAAAGAAAAATAAATCATTCACCCTTACTCAGCTACTGGTTCTGCTGGAGCTGGCTCGTAAGAGCAAAAAGGGTGACTTGGTAAAATTACAATTTAACGATTTGCGTGACGACATTGGTTTGGATGGTGTTGACCTTCCAGACTTTAAAGTTTCACGAACTTGTAATGCTCTTGCAGATGGCAGAGATATTGCAGGGGGAAACGCTGGATGGGATTTATGTAGTGTAACAACATCTAAAGAGAATAAGCGTTTTCAAGAAATCTCGCTGAATAAAAAAGGTCTAAATTTAGTGAGAACATTAGCTGACCTATAAAGGAGGTATTACATATGCCAGACTACACTGTAAAACTACCAACTGGATTAAAGATTAGAGGACATTCTATTCAAGCCAAAGCTTCTGTAACTGTAGAAGAAAATGGTAAGAAAAAAGAATTACGTCCTACAAAATCTTTTCCATTTGTAGATGAAAAAACTTCTAACAAGGAAGATAACTTTATTGAAGCTAAACAAAAAGCTTTTATGTGGAAGAAGGAAACTGAAGACGCATTAAGATTAGGTAAAGATATTATCATTCCTCAGAAGAAAGAAATGACTTTAGAAGAAGGTTCAGATTTTACTTACGATATGAAATGGTCTTCTAACAAGAACCCAGAAACACCTTTAACGAATGTAAAAATTCTTAAAAAGTTTTTTGGTGCTAAAGTTAAGTTGAAAGATATTGATGGTGCTGAGATGATTAAATTTGTTAAGCACAGAATTAATGAAGGTAAAGCAGATGGAACTATTAATCGTCAGCTTACTGCACTTTCAACTATTATGAAAACTTGTTTTGCTGATGGTAAATTTTCTGCTGATGGTAGAGTGCCACCAAAACTTCCACTTAGAAAAGAATATGAGCAACGTATTCGTTATTGGTCTGTAGAAGAAGAACAGTTCTTCAGAGCAGAGTGCGAGCAACGTGGTGATGCTTTTATGCTTGTCGCTGACGCAGTTCTTTTATCTTTACGTGGTGGTTTAAGACAAGCTGAAGTTCTTAATCTTGAACTTCGTGACATATGGGATGAACCAGAAGCTATGGATGGTCAAGGTGTAATGCACATTACACTTCCAGCACCTATGACAAAATCTTCTAAGACTCGTAATGTAACTATTATGGGTGCTTGCAGGCAGATGATGTTAAAAAGAATTGCTGGTCTTAATCAGACTGACAAACCATTTGCTGAATTATCAAAAGATATGCTTCAGCATAGGTTCAATACTATAAAAGGTCATATGGGTTTAGGTAGAGATGAAGGATTTATCTTTCATGCTTGCAGACATACTTGTTTAACTCGTTTATCCGAGAGAGGTATGCAACCTAGAGCAATCCAAATATGGGCAGGTCACACAGACTTAAAAACTACACAAAGATACATTCATCCTAGCAAAATGGCTATGGAAATGGGTGGGTCTATGATGGCGTCATATGATGTAACGCCTTCAGAACCTAATAAGTTATCGCTGGTACGATAATATTTATTGGAAAACTTATGAAAATAAACACTTTTAAAAATAACCTTTTTATCCTAGAAGCGAATTTCGTTTCAGAGGAGACACGCCAAGGGTTATCTCAAGTAAGTGAGATGTTTTCTAAGGTGCTTGAAAAATTCTCAGTGTATCAAATCTGTTGCGAACTGGTTGCGAAATCGGAACGAGCTCGAGTGGTGGAATTGGTAGACACGATAGATTTAGGTTCTATTGCCCTAGGGTGTGAAGGTTCAAGTCCTTTCTCGAGTACCAACTTTCTCAAGGTTTCGCTTGAGAAAATTGTAAAATGTTTTGGCGTGTTAAAGTTAGCACGTGTGATGGAGAACTTTATGAAAATAAAATCAAAAAATAACAATTTGGTTTTAGGTTCTACAAGCAATCACCAGCACACGTGCATTTATCCTTTAAATTAAGGAAATTTCTTTAATCTCCATAACAAATTTTAACAATGTTGGCTTCGTGCATATATGCACTAGAAGTTGTACATTTCGCAACAAGAGGGTCTATTTGTTGCGAAATCGTCACAGCACTTGTGCATAGATGGGCAATTAGCCGACACCTTATACTTTGAAGGAGTATTGAATGTCGAATAATGCATTACTAGAAAAGCTAGTAGAAGTTGGAGTAGGTGGTTTAGCTCCAAACAAGAAACCACAAATAAAAGATACTGGCAAATATGCCAAACAGATAGCACTTGAAGAGGAGATGGTCAGAGGTGGTATTCTTCGCTATGAGAATAGTACGAAGGACTCCAGAGAAGGGGGGCGTGAGTCTAATACTGCTTATGGACTACACATCCTTAAATCTCACATAGAACCCTTATCAAAATCTATCAATAAAGGCTTTCACGAAGCATTTGAGGGCAAAGTAGGTAAAAAGCACTCAGCAATACCATTATTAGCTTCTATAGTTGATAATGAGGGTAATTTTAATGCTGATGTAGTTGCTTATATTGGTCTTCGTTCAATCCTAGATAGTATCACCATGAAATGGACGTTGCAGAAGGCGTCACTTAGAATAGGTTTAAGTCTGCAAGACGAGGTAAATTTTACTGCTTTTAAGCAGGAGCTTCCACATACCTACGACAAGGTGAGACGAGACTTAAAACAAAGGACTCAAAATTATCATCATAAGAAATACAGCTTAGAGCGAGCTATGAAGAATAAAGATATGCAACTAGATGACTGGGAGCATAATAAAGCTCAGTTAGGTCTATGGGTCATTGGAAAAATAATTGAAGCAACTGGATTAATAGATGTGAAGCTTCTCAAAGAGGGAAGAAAAAAAGCTATGAAGTATGTTGTTGCTAATGAAAAGACTCTTGCTTGGATTAAAGCTAAGAATGAACGACAGCAGTTACTGACACCATTATTTTATCCTACAATAATTAAACCAGCTAGATGGGTACATCCATTCAAAGGTGGTTATCATGGTACGACACGTCAGCAGACATTTATTAAAACCAGAAACAATGGATACTTAGAAGATATATCTAATAAGGTTGATGAAATGAAACCTTTGTATGAAGCTGTAAATAATATTCAAGAAACAGCGTGGGTAATTAATAAACCAGTTTTAGATGTAATGAGAAATTTATGGGATAAAGAAATCCATATAAAGGATATGCCACAGACAGCAGATTTACCTTTACCTCCAAAACCAGTTAATTTTGATGAACATACAAAAGAAGGTAAATTAAAATTTAAAGAATGGAGAGAAGCAAATCCTAAAGAATGGCGTAACTGGAAACATCAAGCCATGAAGGTTCATCAATCTAGAACTAAAAACTTTTCTAAAAAAATACAAGTTGAGAAGGTTTTGTTTCTGGCACAAAAATTTAGAGATGAAAAAGAAATCTTTTTTCCACACCAACTAGACTTCAGAGGTAGGTGCTATCCGTTACCTATGTTTTTACAACCTCAAGGAGCTCCATATTCTAGAGCATTATTGAAATTTAAAAACAGCTATAGAATGGGTGATGATGTATCGTCTGGTGGATGGTTAGCTATTCATGGAGCTACGATGTATGGCAAAGATAAGCTGACATATGATGAGCGAATAAATTTTATTCAAGATAATGAACAAAAGATAATTGATTGTGCCACAGACCCATACGCAAATACATGGTGGATGGAAGCTGGTGACTCACCTTTTGGCTTCTTAGCCTTTTGTTATGAATGGAAGGGGTTTGTAGAACAAGGAGATGAATATAGAACTTCATTACCCATAGCTTTAGATGGTACGTGTAATGGACTGCAAATATTTTCTTTATTATTAAAAGATGAAGTAGGGGGTAAGGCAGTCAATTTACTTCCTTCAGAAAAACCAGAAGATATTTATAGAAATGTTGCAGATAAAGTTTTTACATATTTACAAAATGAAACTGATTCAACAGTCTATCTAAATCATAAACCTAAAACTGAACTAGCAAAAGACTGGCTGGATATGAATTGTATAAATCGTAAGATTACAAAACGTCCAGTAATGATTGTACCTTATTCTGGAACTTTGTTTGCGTGTCGTAATTATATTGAAGACCATGTGAACGAGCTAAAAGATGAAGGCACTTATCATAAATGGACTGAGATGGAGAATGGCGTATTAAAAGAACGACTACTTCCACCGACACAATACATAGCTAATATTATTTGGGATAAAATTAATGAAACTATTCCTAAAGCTAGAGAAGGAATGACATGGTTTAAACAAATAGCGAGAATTATTGCTCGGCAAAATCTTCCTATAAGATGGACAACACCAATGGGATTTCCAGTCTTGCAATGTTATCGCAGTGTGCGTTCACGCAGAGTAGAAACTAAAATGGGTGACTCCATAGTTAAGTTATCTTTTATTCGTGAAACAGAAAACATTGATAGACAACGACAAGGTGCAGGAATTAGTCCAAACTATATTCATAGTCTGGATGCTTGTGCAATGCTGTCGACTGTTAATGAGATGAAGAAAATGGGTATCCATGATTTTGCAATGATACATGATAGCTATGGAACTAACGCTGTCTTTGTAGCAAAAATGTCTGAAGCTTTACGAAATGTTTTTCATCAAATGTTTTCAGAAAATCTGATGCAAAAGTTTTTAGATGAAGCGATGGAAATTATTGATACGATAGAAGACCCAGAAGAAAGACAACGAGCATATGATGAAGTTCCTCCTATGCCAGAAATGGGAACTCTTAATATTGATGACTTGTTAAACAGCCAATATTTTTTCAGCTAAAAAAAATTATACCTAATAATGCACGTGTGCACATTAGCCGACACCTATAAGTAACCATAACACAACGAGGTAAATAATTATGGAAAAGAAAACTAATATTGTTACACCTAAAGGCGTGTTGGTCTACCCACATATTTCTCAAAAACCAGACACAAAGTTTGATGATGAGGGAGCGTGGAAAACAACCCTACGTCTTAATGGTGATGACGCAAAAACATTAATTGATATTATTGATAAACAGATTGATGAGTCAGTTGATGAAGCTAAAGAAAAAAAGAAAAATGTAAAGAGGGGTAATCCTCCTTACAAAGTGGATGAAGAAACAGGAGAGTATTTATTTAATTTTAAATTAAAAGCTTCTGGTACTCGTCCTAATGGCGAAACATGGAGTCAAAAACCAGTCTTGTATGACGCAAAAGGAAATCTTTTGGGTAAAGATGTTCATGTATGGGGTGGTAGTGAAGGTAAAGTAGCTTTCCAACCCATTAAATTTCATACTGCTATGATAGGTGCTTCAGTATCTCTTCGTTTAAAGGCAGTACAAATCACAAAACTTGTTGAAGGTGGAAATGGAGCGTCAGCTTCATCGTATGGCTTTGGTTCAGAAGATGGATACGAAGTGGAGAGTACACCTCCTGCAATGGCTGAAGAAATTAATGCCAAAGAAGTCGAAGACTTTTAAATTTCGCTCTGGTCTGGAAGAACGTATAGCAAAACAACTTGATGGTTTAGAAGTTGATTATGATTATGAAACATTAGTCATACGATATGAAAAACCATTACAGATGTCTCGCTATACGCCAGACTTTATTTTGCCAAATGGAATTATAATAGAAGGAAAAGGTCAATTCCTAACTGCTGACAGAAAAAAACATAGACTCATCAAAGAACAATTTGGAAAGAAGTATGACATTCGGTTTGTCTTCTCCAACCCTAACCAAAAAATAGGAAAGAAAAGTAACACTCGTTATCGTGACTGGTGTGACAGATATGGATTTCAATGGGCGTCAAGAGACGTGCCAACAAAATGGATAAAAGAAAATGCCAAGAAGTAAAACAGAATATTTAATCATTCATTGCTCTGCAACAAGACCATCTCAAGACATAGATGTAAGAACTATTGATAGATGGCATAGAGAAAGAGGATTTTTAAAAGTAGGTTATCATGCTGTTATTACACGTGATGGTGAATTACAAACTGGACGTAAAGAAGATGAGACTGGTGCTCATTGTAAAAAATATAATCACTTAAGTTTAGGTGTTTGTATGGTGGGTGGTGTCACACAAGATGACCATTTAATTCCAGAAAATAATTTTACAGAAGCACAATGGAAGACACTGAAAGAATATGTCAGCAACATAAAAGAAAAATATCCAGACATAAAAGTTATTGGACACAATGAAGTATCAAGCAAAGCTTGTCCTTCGTTCAATGTGCAGGAGTGGTTAGTTATTGAAGGTTTTAAAAAACCAGTACCAGTTACAACACCAGAAGAAAAAGAAGAACTAAAAAAATTTAGAGAAGAAACCATTAAGGAGGGTGATGAAAAATTTAAAGGTCAACGACACGAATGATTTTGTACGCCATGAACCTTGTCCGAATTGTAAATCAAAAGATAATCTAGCAAGATACTCTGACAATTCAGCATATTGTTTTGGCTGTAAATATACTGAGCAATCTAAAGATGGAAAAATAATTCCAACAATAGTGAAGCAAAAGAATTTATTAAGTGGTGAATACTATCCACTTATAAAAAGAAAAATTTCTGAAGAGACTTGTAAAAAATTTAATTATCAAGTGGGAAAACATAATGGACAATCAGTCCATATTGCAAACCACTATGATAAAAATAATAAAGTTGTAGCTCAACAGATACGCTATCCAAATAAAGATTTTAAATGGGTAGGTAAACCAGACAACATACAATTATTTGGACAACACCTCTGGAAAGATGGTGGAAAAATGTTGGTAATTAGTGAAGGTCAGATTGATGCTTTAACTATTAGCCAATATTGTTTTAATAATCGTTTCGCAGTTTGCTCCATCCCAAGTGGAGTGAAGTCAGCACCTAAACACATAGCTAATAACATTGAATGGATTGAAAAATTCGACAAAGTTATTTTTTGTTTTGATAATGATGAACAAGGAAAAGAAGCTAGTGTTGAATGTGCTAAATTAATATCTCCTTCTAAAGCGAAGATAACTTCGCTAATGCTGAAAGACGCTAATGAAATGGTTCTTGCTGGTAAAACAAAAGAGCTCATTGATAGCGTCTGGCAAGCTAAGACATGGAGACCAGATGGAATTGTAAAAGCTACAGAATTGTGGGGAGAGGTTTTTAAACCAGATGAAATTCCAGCAATAGACTTTCCCTTTGATGGATTACAAAAAGCAACAAAAGGAATTAGACTTCAATCTTTAATTACACTTACAGCAGGAAGTGGAATAGGTAAGAGTACAGTTACAAAAGAAATTGCTTATCATCTTTTACAACGAGACCAAACTGTTGGTATCATTGCATTAGAAGAGTCAGTGAAAGAAAGTTTACGTGGAATACTGAGTGTAGCAATAAGTGAAAAATTAAATGATGAAGATGTTCGTAAGAATGTTTCAGAAGATAAAGTTAAAAAAGTTTATGATGAAATAAATGACAGACTTTATTTCTATGACCACTTTGGTTCACTAAATGGAGACGATATACTTTCTAGTATTCGTTATTTAGCAAGAGCGTGCAACTGTAAGTACATAATCTTAGACCACATTACTATTGTATTAAGTGGACTCGATGGAGATGACAGAAAAAATCTTGATATAGTTGTCACTAAGCTTCGTTCATTATGCCAAGAGTTAGATATTTCTATCATCATGGTTAGTCACTTAAAAAGGCTTGAAGGAAATAGAGACCATGTAGACGGAGTTCAAATTTCATTAGGTCATTTAAGAGGTAGTGGAAGTATCGCTCATCTCTCAAATCTTTGCATAGGTTTTGAAAGAAATCAGCAAGGAGACAACCCAAATTTAATGAATGTCAGAATACTTA